GTTAATTGATATGTAGGAGTTGATGGTCTATCTGTTATCTGTGTTCCTGTATATATAAATATATCTATTTTATCGCTTGTTAAACCAGCGACTGAATCATATATGTAATATGGGCTTCTTGCGTTAATTTTGCTCATTTCTTTGTTATGTTTACTTGTATTTGTTTTTCAATACCTACGGAGTAAGCTTTTATTAATTCTTCAGGTAACCTTGCAAATGCTTTTTTAAATGGTGTTGTAAAAAACATACTTGGTTTTATACCACGATTATAAATATTGCTAGCTATTATGTAGCCAACAGCATCAAAACCGCCTTTTGCATAACGTCCAGTTGATACCCTTTTACCTTTTACTGTTTTAAATTCCCTGAACCTAATGTTTTTTTGTTTAGCAAACAATGACATCCGTTTAACAAACTGCTTAAAAGTACCGCCTGAACTTTTTGTACCAAACCTAAATGGTGAGTTTGCTGCTTGCTGCCCAGTTATTTTAGCATTAGGCGATAACCTACTTGGATCAGCACCCTTAACACCACGATCCTGAAACTTACCGTAATCTTCCATTTCCATTACAAGCTTAAACCCTTTAGCAGTTTTACTTACTTGGCCTCCTAGGGTTTTGTATAAATCGCCATCGGCTTTGCCTTGCTTTGTTAATTCGTTTCTACTTTGTTGTATAACGTATTTAGCAAAAGCATTAAGGGCGTCTGTTACGGCTTGTTCTACTAGCATATTGTTATGTCGTTAGTTACCGATACATTAAACGTTGCACTCCAGCCAGCCATTTTGTTTTCAAACCTTTCGTAAAATGGTTCACAAGTGGCATTGCCTTCTAATTGGTATTTGTCATTATATAGTGTGCCTTTACGTAATACTTGTACAAGTTTGTTTAATACTTGTAGTTGTGTGTTAAGCACATCTTGTTCGTTGTTGTTTCCACGGAATATATCTGTTGTTGGTTTTTTACTTTCATCAACAATGTCCATAGCTAATACACTAACGTTAAAAGTTAATACTTGTTCTTGTGCTGTAACGTTGTTTACAATAATATGGCATAACGGAAATATACTTTGTTTTGCTAAATCAATATCGTATATGTCGCCAGTTGTTACTGTGTTTACATTAACATCGTTTAGTAGTTGTTGTTCAATTGCTTCGGTTAATAAATAAAAGCCTCTTATTCCTGTATTACTCATTTGGTTTTGTTTTTAATTTAATTGCCGTTGCTAATAATACTAATAAAAGCGCTGTATATATGTTAATGTGGCTTTCACCGCATTGGCCTAGTATGTGTTTTAGTATTTGCATTACTTAAATTTATTTTTTATTTGCCTTGCTTCTATTTCGTTTTTTTCTTTTGTATATGTTAGGTAGGTTAAACATTCGTGAACGTTCAACTTAGTGATATGTTTAAACTTTGTAATATCTCCTTGAGCGACTCCATAGATGCTGTTGTACCAACCCCACTTGGTTGTGAAATTAGATATTGCGCTAAGTTCTCCTCGTTGGTTTTGTTCGAATAACTCAGGATAACTTTGGATAATTCCGTCCCTAAATTGTAAAAAAAAACCACCGCTCCAAATACTGCGCTCAAAGGAAACTCTTTAGCAATGTCGTAGGTTGTTGGGTCGTACTCTTGTATTGTGTAACGCTTGCCTTGTTTTAATTGTATTGGGCGGTATAGTACGTTCATTGCTCGGTGTAGGTTTTCGTTGTCGCCTATAAAGGTATCAAGGTCTACGTACTCGCCAAAGGTCATATCTTCAAGGCTTGGTATAAAACCGTATTTTTGGCCGTTTAAACTAAATGTATTTATTAGCTGGTGTTTGGTATCAAACATATTGTTTATGCTGTTACATACTTCTGTTACGTCTGTTGCTTTCATACCCCTTGCAATGTACGCTGGTACTTGACAAAATATTTCTATCATACGTTGGTGTACATCTGCTTGGTTGTCAAAGTTTAGTTTTTCAAACTCTTGGTATTGCGCTAAAGTTATTTCGTTTAGGCTGGTTGGTATGTTTAATTTAAACTTCATATTAATATATAAACTTTTTTAAATTATTTTAGTGGTTTAGTGTACTGCATATTTACCAAAGTTAGGACGGCTTAACATTGAGTAAGTTGCATAACGTACCGCATCAATAATGTGATTGTTCTTATCTATTGGTTTGTTGGTTAGTTTCCCAGTTCTATCTTCTGCCCATTTGTAGTTTCTAAATTCTTGTATGGCATTGTTGCTATCTTTTGTAATGTGTATTTTAAAACGTTTAAGTAAATCAATACCAGCGTTAATACTGTCACGCCCTTTTAGGCTTGGTTGTATGTTGTGTCCCATACGCCTTAGTTCGTCTATAAGTCGTGGCTCGGCTGCATCAAAGTAAATTGGGTTACGCCCTATTGGTAATGTTTTAAAGTGATCGCTAATGTCTTTGGTTGTCATCATTGTGCGATACAAATGTTCTTGTATGTAAATGTTGTAATCTTTTTTATATACGCTTACAAGTGTGCTGGGATCGTTGGTGTAACCAGCATCAGCACCGTAGCTTATAAGTTGTGCATCGTGTGGAATGTGTGGCACTTCAATGTAATTAAATATGGTTGCTTTGCTTATACCTTTTTCACCTAGTCCGTATATTTGCCAGTATTGTTCATCGGTTTGTTTTAGGCGTTCTATTTCATCTACTATTGTGGGGTCTAGGAATTTGTTGTCTAGGTATGTGGTTTTGTAAAATTCAACATCATCACGGTTTAGTACCTTGTCGTATATCCAATGGTATTCATCACTTGGGTTGTAGTCTAGTATTATTTTTTCTGTTGTACGGAACACCAACTGTTGCCAGTCTTCGTAGTCTAGTTCGTTGGCTTCGTTTATAAATAGTACGTCACGTTTACGCCCTCTAATCTTTTGTGGTTGGTCTACGCTAATAAATTCTATTAGGTTACCGTCTAGGTTGTATTCGCTGTTACTTTTATTGTGGTTGCCCTCGTTGTATTTGTTGTGTTGTTTAAGTATTTCAAGGAAGTCACGCATTACAGAACTACGCAATGCAGGAAATGTTTTACGGCATATTGTAACTGTTTTACCTTTATTAGTTTGGCAATAATGAAATATTAAATAAAGTAATATGTTAAACGTTTTGCCTGACCTTGTACCGCCTTGTTCTACAACTATCTTGCTTTGGCTATCAAGTAGGTGTTCAAATACAACGTTTACATTTACATCCAATTACCTATGTATTTTAATATTTATTTGGTTGTCGGTGGTGTCGTGTTTTATTTCACGCTTTGTACCGTTTAGTCTATGGGCTTCTTCATCGTTTGCTATAAGTTTCATTAAGCCTATTTGTAGTGTGGCGTTGTCGCTTTCGTACCATTTGGCTCGCATATCTACTTTCATATTAATGCGGTTTTTATCTAATGCGCTTTTTATAGCGTTACATTCGTGCAATTTGTGGTCGTAAAAGGCACGTTTGCTAAAACCAGTATAGCCAAATATATCACCTATAAATACAAGGTTATGTTTTTTAATTACCTCTATACTTTGTTGTTTTAATTCTTCTGTGTTGTATGCCATTGTTTAAGTATTGTACTTATATATAAACATTTATGTAATTTTTTAGCCTAGCAAAGTATTTTTAACTGGGCGTTTAAGTGTAGCGCCTTTTACTTTTTGTATTGGCTTTTGTGGCTTTGTTGTTTTTATTAGTTTGTCATATACCTTTACCCTTGTTTGTAAAAAGTTGTTTAGGGAACTCGTATCCCAGTTCATTAAAGTATTAGTAATTTGCTTTATTACTTTTAACGACTCATCGTCACGCTGCCTTGCTGCTTGTGCTTGTATTTGTTTTACATCGTTTACATTAAATAAACGGCTTAAAAGGCCATACTCTTTTACTAGGTTATCGTGTATTATTTTATGGGTGGTTGTTGTTAGGTTTACGGTATCAAGTAAGTGTATTACGTTGCAATGCTTTCTGTCTATTTGTTCGCCTATCTCCCTAAGGTTATAGCCTAAACTAAAACCTATTTTACTAAATATTCTACGAGCATCAACCAGTTCACGTTTCCTTGATCTATCTGCTAGGTTAAAACCATATATGTTTTCTAAGTGTTTTTTAAGTTCTTGTAGTGTCATTTGTTTTATATTGCGTTATCTAATATTTGTATAATGTGGCGTATTTCACTTCTTTCAAATTTGCCAGTTACTTCAGCGTTGTAGGTTTTAAATGTTAAATGATACATATCTTTATCGGTATCGTTTTTGTTTTCCCTTTTTCCTAAATGTTCAATTTGTATATTAAATTTCATAACGGTTTATTATATTTACTTAAAGGCGCTTTGCCTTCTTTTTCTAATTCTTTTTGTAAATTTGCCAATGCTCTCCAGGCCACCTTTGCGCTATGGCGTTGGTTATCGGTATCTGTTGTACCAGCTTGTATTAAATGCCTTGTTAGTGCATCAAGTTCATCGGTGCTTTTAGTTCTGTCCCAATGCAAGGGTTTGTTAGGGTGGTGTTGTTGGTTACCAGCCCAAGAAACTTTTGATACTTCCATAATGGCATCAGGAAAGTATTTTAACACCCCACTATATACTGGCATTTTTTTTCTTATGTATGCTGTTTCAGTACCGCTTATGTAATCAATCTTTTTTTTGCTCATCTTGTTTTTCCATTGTCATTTTATAGGCTTGTACTTTTATGTAAATATCTGCTAGTAGTTTTTCTAGCCTTGCTATTCTTTGCATTTGTGTAAGCTTTTTTCTTTTCATTAAAATAGTTTTGTTTGGTTATTGTTTATGTTTTTCCAGTTTATTTTTAAATCGTTTCTACCGTCTGGTTTTACAATGTGTCTACATATATCATCACCCCAAATTTCAATCATTTTTTTACAAGCATTTAATTCTGTATCTTTTTGGTCGTATGCAATTTCTTTTAACCCACCTTTATTTGAACCATTTGGCGGTACGGAAAATGCATTCATAGTATCACGACAAGTTTTATTACCTGAACTAATTACTTTAATACAAAAATCCCTATCAATTTTTAATTTTAATTCTTCATTGCACCAAATTCCATCTGTTAATTTATTATCAATAAATACGGCGCTGTCACAAAAACTGTTATAAACACCTCTTTTGTTTGAACTCCAAGCATATTGCCTATACTCTAATGCTCCACAAGCAACATTATTATCTACAAAATAATTCTGCGCATCAAGCAATGTATCATCGTAGTTGTTTCTTATTAGCTTAGTGCCTTCCCTTTTATAAAAATAACTAATATCATCGTCAAGTAACCAATATTGTTTTATTGCACCTCTAATAGTAAATAATTTTACCCAGTTCCTTGCATAAGCCAAACCTTTATCATCTTCTGGTAGTTGTAATATATTAAAGTTAGGGTAGTTAATTCTATATTCTTTATACTCTTGTGGCTCTACAACTAAAAATAAATTTTTATAGTTACCTATTAAGTTAGCTGTTTTGCAGTTATCGTATCTGCCTTTTGTTGGTATAAATATAAATAAATTATCCATATTAAAATAGTTTAGTTTGATTACTAATTTTTTCTATACAAAATTTATCAGCCATTTTTGTATTTAGTAAAAAGCCTTTTTCTGTACCGCCCTTTGGTGTTTTAAAACCATTGTATAATTTTGGTTTGTTACCGTTGTATATTTGCCGCAGTTGTTTAGTGCTAAATATGTAAAAACAATCTTTGTCGCCAATTACATACAGCCAGCTTTGATTTTTAAATATACCGCTTGGGTGTGTTGTGTAATCGTATTCACGTTCTACGCTTATAAAAAGATTGCCAGTTTTTTTAAACATTTGGTCGTTTTTTATTTCAATGCCTTGTCGGTTTTCACCTTTGTGTATTTGTTCTTCATAGGTTGTGTAGTGGCTAAGGTTTATGTTCTTTTCCTTAGCAAACCAATCCATAATAAATGACTCAAACTTTAATCCGTTGTTTTGTTTTGTTGTTGTATTCATAATGTTAAATATCCAGTTTTATCCATTTTAGCTTTTTGCAGTTCACCGCTTGGGCTGCTGCATTTAATCATATTTTCTCGGTAATACATTACAAAGCTTATACGCAACCAGTCATCGCTGCAATTTGTAAACTCTGTATTGGCGTGCCATTTGTGTACATCTGCAAATAGTAGGTCGGTGTTGTGTAAATCAACAGCTATACCGTATTCAGGCATTACAAAAAAACCGCCATCGTAGTGGCCTTCACGATATACAATAAGGTTGCCAAACCCTTCACGGAAATCGCCAGCGTCTTGGTGGCAAGCAGTACGGAAGTTTTTATTTACTGTTACGGTTGTAAAACTTGTATCGCCTATTATGTAGTTGCGGTTTGTACCATCGGCTATGGCTTTTTGTTTTGCGTAATGTTCAGGACATAACTCTTTATACTTTTGATCTATAAATTGTACAAACGGTATGCCTTGTTTGAATTTATCAAAGTAATTGCGAGCAAATGCAGTTTTACGGCAATACTTAACCATAGCGCCGCTATCCATAAAACCAACACTACCTGACTGCACCTTATTACCTACTGTTATATTACTTATACTACCATCTTTGCGAATACGCTTGTGGCTGCTTCCGCTTGCTGCACCTCTGCTTTCTGTAACTTCTATTGAATGTTTAAAGGCATCAACACCAGTTTTAAGTATATTAATAGGTATGGCATTTTTTCTAAACCTAAATAGTAGATTTCCGTAATTGTCGTAAGCGTCGCAATCGGTTGTTATTAATTGGTTGTAGTGTGTATGATCAAGGAACTTTGTTTTTAAGTTAGCAGCTTGGCTTTTACTTAATATCCTGCTGGCTGTTATTTTTTTAATCATTGTATTGTTGTCTTAATAGTTTTAAAAGTAAATCACTTAAATTGCCCTTTTGTTGATAGTCTTGGCCAAACTCTTGCCTTATACCTTTTTTACATAGGGTTTTAAATTCTTTTAATTCTTTACGGCTAAAGTAAAGTATTGTTGTTGTAATTTCAACATCTTCTATTGGTGAGTTATCTACACCCCAGTTGTCTTCAAATAATTTCATAGCATTCCACTTAAACAATAGTTATCAATGTCGTAGCCTTCAACAAAAAACTTTTCGTATAGGCTAATGGCTTTTTCTACTTTTTCTTCGCCAGCAAAGTAGAACTCTTCGCTGCAATCCCAAATACCAATATCTAAACTACCTTTATCTAACACAAGGAATTTAAACTGATCGTGTGTTTTACCAAATAAATTACAATACAAATAGCATTGAATATCGTAACCGTACTTTTTAGCAGCATAATGAAAGCCCTTTATATCGCTTGTTGTTTTCAAATCAACAATTCTATCGGCAGCCAGTACATCGGCTTTCCCCCTAAAGGGTTTGTTTTGTACTTGGCCAATGGCAGGAACTTCAAAGTTGCAATCGGTTATAAGTTGTAAGGCGTGTTCGTTGCGGTAAAAGGCATCGGCTAAACGTTCTGCATCACTTTTTTCTTTAGCAGTAAATACTTTACCTAGTTCTTGTTTGGCTTGTTTAAACTTTTTTGTATTCTTACTTTGTACATCTACAAATGTTTGCGCTGCAAATACATCAGGCTCTAATATAGCCGTATGAAACAACCACCCATCACGTAAGGCTTGGCTTTCTGGGCTGCCATACTTTTGGTTAAACTTATATGTTTTTGGGCTTGAAAGTATTTGTTTTAAACTGCTGCTGCTTAATGCCAATTGATTTAACTCACCGTAGTAAAATTCATCATTATCCATTTTTTTAAGCAAGGCATTTTGGTCGTATATTTTTCCGTCAAGTAATTTAATTGTACTCATATTAGTTTCGCATTTGTTGGCATATTAACTCTTGTATATCGTATAATTGTTCTGCACCTAGTAAATCGTAAATATCAACATCGTTGACTTTAACTGATTCTATTGTTGCTTCGTCTGGAGATCCTGGATAGTCGTATGTAGCTGGTTCAGCTTCTTCGTAACTAAATTCAACATATAAAGCTATGTTGCAATAATTAATTATCATATTTCGTATTGTTTTAACTGGGTTTTTAAATCTGTTATTTCTTGTTGTTGTTTAATTATTAAATCGTTTTTTTGCTCTCTAATAAGTTTTATTCTTTTTTTTAATACTTCGTTTTCAGTATGTAGGGTATTAGTAAATATACCTATTTCGTTTATTGCTTTTATGCAATTGCGTAGGTCTTTATTTAAAGGCTTGGCATCTTTCCATTCTATTATTTTATTGCCTAGCCAATCAAACCATAATGCGTATGCTTGTTTTTGCATTAAATTCATTGCGTACTACCTACTAAATAACCTAATACTGCACACATAAAGAATGCAAAGAATAAACCAAGCTGTAATATAACAAGCTTTTGCTTTTCCCTTTTTAACTCTTTAGCTTCAAGTTCGTTTTGTGTATAAACTTCTATTCTGTTTTTGCGTGTTTGGATATGTAATCCTGTCTTTGTTTTTTTCATTTTATTAATTGTTGTAAGGGCGCATGCGCGCCCAATTGTTTTACCTAATATTATTTATTGTGTCTTTTATTTTGTGCATACGGTTTATAAAACCTTTGTGTAATGGAGTTCCTTGTATGCCTTTCCATTCACAATATTTAATATTATACTCTACTTGTTTTAACTGTTTTTTTAAATCGTTTAACTGCGTTATCATTTTTTAACTATTTTTTTTTGGTAGTTAATAGCTTCTTCAAGGTTAGTAAAGTAATATTGCTCTAGCTGACCATTGTTAATTACATCAAGTTTAAATGATGTTCTTTCTTTGTTTGTTCTTAATCGTGTTTTCATATACCAAATATAAACAAAATATACTTATAAACAAATTATTAACTATTAATATTAATTACGGTTGCATATTTTTCGTTAATAAGGTAGCAAGGCTTTTTAATTTTTTTCTTTGTCCATAAGGTAGTGTCAGGGCAAAGCATTTCAACTTCATTAAGTTGTTGTAAATCATTTAACCAAAATAAATAATTACCCTTTGGGTCATTAACAAAGTATAAGGCTACTTTACCAGTTGCAATTAGTTTATCGTATTTAAACTTTTCAAGCATTTTATCTTCGTAGTAAGTTTTACGGAACTTCATTTCTATTACACAATCGTTTCCGTTTGGTGTTTTACCAATAGCGTCCCAGCTTAGGTTACCTTTACCAGTATGTGTTAGTTGCCAACCATCAAGGTTTAGCATTTCTACAATGGCTTTTTCCCATTGGTGTATGTTTTTTATCATTAAGGTTTGTTAAACAACCTATCAATATCAGCTATCCACATTTTTAATTCCTTTGGTCGGCAGCTACAAGGCTCATAATATCTATGGTTGTAATGCTTTGCGTGGAGTTTGCATAATAACTTAAATTGTGGTTGGGTTAGTTTTGTTGTTACGTTTGCTTTAAATTCAACCCAATCTTGTTTTTCTTGTTCATTCATAATTCTAGGTCTATATCGTTCCAATCGTTTCGGCGTTTGTCGCACCCACAATCTTTTCCAAGTGCTTTACTAATAGTTTTTACTAGCCAATGTATGCCAGTATAATAAGTAATGTAATAAACTAAATCTCCTAATTTCATAACTGTTCTTTTATATGTTTTTTTGCGTTTGTGTATGTATTGTATAATGAATAATAACTTATACCAGTTTCACGGCTAAGGCTTGCAATGCTTTTACCGCTTGCTATTAATTCAAAAACTTTTTTATCGTACCAATACATTGTGTTTAGTATGGCGTCTATTTTGCTTTTGCGTTGTGCGTATTGTTGTTCGTCAATGGCTAAATCTTCAGCTTGTTTAAGTTCTTTCATATCTTCTAAATATATTTTTATTTGCCTAGCTTCTTTTTTGTATATGTTAAAATAAATTCCCCTTAAAACTTTATAACAATAAAAATGGTTTATATCATCTTTATAGGCAAGATCAAGGCCTTTTTTAATATCTTTATCAAGTTGTATGTACATTTCTTGCACTATGTCTTCGGCAGAGCTGGGGTTACAACCAAAGGAACAAACAATCGTAATCCAATCCTTGTGTTTTTTGTACGCCAGTTCTAATAGTGTTTTCATTTTTTTAATTTACTAGGCACGTAATCTTTTAGGGGGTTGTAAATTTCGCCAACTACAAAGGGTAAACCAAAATCGTTTACACTAAAGCTAAATGTTTCAAAGCTGTAACCTCTTGACCTTTTACAGCTGACAGTTATCCATTCTTTATTAACGGTATTGGCTTCAAGTTGTATTTGTGTTTCTGTCTTTTTTTCTAAAAAACTACCTAAATGGCCAGTTGGTTTGTCTGTACCGAAGTTGCTATGTATTACCGTAATTATATGGCAGTTATATTGTGCGGATAGTTGCATCATTTTTTGTACACACAAGTTGCTTTCTTCAAGGTTGTTTACATCGCTAACTAAATCGGCAATACCATCAATGATAACTAAACCGTTTTTATCTTTATTTTGTTGTAGTATGTATTCTATAAATTGTAAACGTTCTTTATAACCTATTGTGCGCAGCGCATAAGTTTGGTAACACCCAACATCAGTTGATGTGTTCATATCTTGTATGCGTTTAAATACTCTTTGTGCGTGCCAATGACCTTGTTCAGTATCAAAGTGAATAAGGCAACGGCCTTCACGGTGGCCTCTTATACCACCACCAAAATTATTTTCACCACTAAGGTAAACCGAAGCTAGTAGGCTAATAAAAAATGTCTTTTTAGTCTTTGGCGGTGCTTGTACGAAACTAAAATTTCCGTAAGTACCAATGGGAATAGGAAACGTAATATCACCTTTTTTACTTTGTATTGTTTTTTTACCTAAACTAAGAGCAGTTGGTGGGTAGTCCATAATTTCAGAAGTGTTTATTAAACATTCTTCTTTAATTAATTCCATTAACATATTATTTGTTGTTTGCTGCTCTGTCATAGGTTGGTTAAATATAAAAAAAAGGCGGTAATAAAACCGCCCTTGTTAAAAATAAAATTAAAATGGTAAGCCGTCTGCTTCTGCTTCAAGTGGCTCGTTTTGTACTGCTTCAACTTCTTTTTCAGCATTCACAATCGATCCGTTATTCCAAACCACTTTACCGTTCCCAACGTAAGTTTTTTGCTTTTTAGCTTCACGTTCTTCTTGTGTTTGGCTTACAAAAATACCAACGTTGTTACCGTATCTTGTTTCATCGTTTACACTCATTGTTAGGTTTAGGTAAACCGCACCGTCTTTCCCAGCAACAAATTTTTCTTTTGGTAGTTTGTCTACTCTTATTGAATAATTAATTAATGCACTCATAGTTATTTATATTATAGGGTTTTAAATTCAGTTTTTTGTTTTTTAAAACTTTCGCTTTCATCTTCGCCAAATACACCTAGTTCGTAAAAACCAGTAAGCTTCAATACGGCTCGGCTCATTGCACGTTTCTCGGCCATTTCGGCCACGTACCAGCTGTTTGTTGTCCCATCTTTAAAACTAGCGCCTTTATATGCGCTGCCAAAGGTTTCTATTTTTTTACCGTTTTTTTCTGCATAGGCTTTAAATACAGCGTAGTTTGGTTCACATTTTACAACTTCGTACCTAACGTACATTTGTTCAAGGGCTTGTATTTTATCTATGCCTTGTCGTGTAATGATTGTGTAGTGCTGATGTTTAAAGAAATCATCTTTACTCAAATTATACTTTTTGTATAACTCTGTTAATTTTTGTTTGTTCATTCTTCTTCTTTTGTTAGTTCATAAATTTCTAATGTAGCTTCTAAAAATTGAACTCTATTTTCTAAAGCTTTAATTCTAGCGTTTAAGTAATCTATTGTTTCGTTACTTGCTGCACGTTTTACGTCTTCAGTGTGTGTCATAATATTATCTTTGTTTTGTGTGATATCTAACCAAAGCTACAAAAAAATAATTAATTAACAAAATATAAACAAAAAACCAGCTTAATAGCTGGCTTATTGACTGGTTGGCAGTTAAAACAAAAAAACAAAGATTTGATTAAAACAAATATACTTTATTGGTCTAATTGTTTTATAAGTTCTTCGTATTTAGTTATTAACATTTCTAAATCTGTATTATCAAGCTTTACTGTTGTATTAGCTTTTTGATGTAGTTGTTCTGCCAAACCGTTGTAATAAGCTGCGTCAAGGTTTTTAGCAAATTTGTATTGTTCCCCATAACGGAATACATTACATCCTGCACACTGAACCTGACAATTAAATTCGTCCCAACGTGTTGCATAGTGTTTACGACTTTGGAAGTGGCCGTTTTGTAGTTTTTTCCAATGATCTTGTTTACCGCAAGTAAAACATTCTGCTATTTCGTTTATAGCATTGCGGCGCCTTATGTAGATGCTAAATATTTTATCTAGCTTTTCAATTAATTTTTTTCTTTTTGTTTTTTTTGCCATTATGAATAGGCCGCAAATGGCTTATATTTATTATAACTTTTTTTGTATTGTTTATAAAACAATTTAATAATAAATGATGTAAAGTTATATATTTATTTTTAAATAAAAAAAATTATTTTTTGATAACGATATTGTCAGCTATCTTTTCAGCACTTCTACCAATAACATATCCACCTATACCTAACTGTAGTAAGTTCCAGAACTCGTTTTCTAATTCTGGTATTTTTAAATCAAACAATGGTGCTAAAAATTTTACATATATAACTATAAAACCAAATGCTAACATTAGTATAGGACGCCAAGAACGTTGCAACCAATTACCTTTAGCCTCTGCTACAA